AGTAGGGATTTGTTTTCACCTACAAATCAAAGATTAATAAAACAAATTTTTGATGACATTGGAATAGATCTTAGAGGCCAAGATTTTGAATTTATTTTTGCGTTGTATAGAGAAAATCCAAATTTTTTAACTGAAGAACTTAAATTACCTAAAGTACACGAATATGAAATTATAACAAAAAGATATGCGGTTATTAATGTTACAGAATATTGGAAAAACACCTACGAAAGTTATTTAGATAAAGAAGACGATGTTGAAGATTTCATCTCTTGGTATGGTGCTGGTGATTGGTGGGATGGTGAAATGATTGATCGAGATGAATATGATGAAGAAACTTCTGAGACGGAAACAGATGAAATAAACAAAATTAGTTGATATTTATTAGAAAATTGTAAAAATGAAATTTGGTGAATTAAAATCTAAGATAGAAAAGTGTTTAGCGGAGTCCTATTCAAAAAACTCCATGAAAAAAGATTTATTTGTTTTTAAAGAATTAGTATTAGAAAATAAAAACATATCAAAATTGTTTTATCTATACGATGAGTTATCCCAAAAAAAAGGATTGAGTGAAGATGTTGCAAATGAATATTTAAATCAAGCAACAAAAATATATGAAAACACAATTAATAAAATATCACCAAAAACTTTCTCTGAAATAAATTCATGGGTTGGTCATATAAAAACCACAAATGATTATAGTAATGTAGATAATTTATTTTCTACAGGACTTTTACAATTAGAAGACAAAATCAAAAGTAAAAAAGTTATATGTGAAAATTTGCAAAAGACTGAAACAAAACAAGAAAAGGAAGTCATTAATGTTCCATTAAATTCAATGTTAAGTGTTGCAAATAAAACAGTAAAATCTTACGTATCTTCATTGAATGAAGAGGAACAAAAAGAGGTTTATAAGATTTTGTCTACCCCTAAAGAAAAATTAATCGAATCTTATAATGATTTGAAAGAAGTTGTTTTAGAAAAACTTGAGAATCAAAAATCACAAAGTGATCAAGAAACAAAGCAAACAATTGACCAAGTAGTTAATAAACTGACTACTGAATCTTTCAATGAATTAAATTACTTTAAGCTGAAAACTTTATCGGAGGGACTTTAATTGTTATCTTTGAATTTTTGGATATAAGAAGCTTTTTGAATAACCCTGCGTTTTTTAACTGAATTTTTCTCAAACTCTTTTCTATCAAACAAAATTTTATTCTGTTTTGTTTTGATAATTTTACCTTTCAACTCTTTTAAAGCTCTCTCGATGTTTCCCTTGTTGTCTACTTTTACTATTAGCATATATTTTTTCTTGGTTGATATAAATATAAATAATCTGTATAATTAATCAAAAATAAACTTTTGAGATATGAAAAATTTTTATGAAAAAAGGAAAAACTTGCAAACTCAATGGATTTCGTACATTCAAATCACAATACGGAACCATTGATTCACAAAATTTAAAATCAATTTATCTAAATATTCAAACATGGGTAGAACCAAAAGAAGAAATAGAAAATTGGAACAGAGTTGTTTTAAACATGACAAGATCTGTAAAACATTCAGTATACGAAAATATAAACAAAGAACTTTTTGACGACAAATTCATTGTCGATTTAGACCTAAGAACGAGTGGTCTACAAATTAAAAAGAAATCATTTATGAATTTAGAAATAAATTTATTTTTAAAAGAACATATGGATTTCAAATCCCCCAAATTAAAGAAAATCACTAAAAATTTTGTTAAGGAAATTTACGGAGACGTTTTTAACAAAAACAGATATTTCAAATTTTATCTAACAAAAAATGGAAATGTTAAACCAATAAAAAAACAAACTGAAGTTATTTAGTATTTATTGATAAAACAATCTATGAATAATTTAAAAATATTAGGTCCGAGAGACACGGGTCGTGGTATATTAGTTGAGTATGATGCGGGATATATCAATCCGATGGAAAGAAGGAATTTAGATTTGATTCGTGAAAATAAATCTTTTTTAGATTACTCAAAACCATTTGAATTTTATGCGGTACTTCAAAAGTATAATACACCAAATAGAAATGGTAGAATTTATCCTGAAAAAATTCTTAAAAGAGAAGCAGATAATTATAAAAAAATGATAGAAAAGGGTGTTGCACTTTCAGAGTTAAATCACCCTGAATCTTCATTAATTGATTTAGATCGTGTATCACACGCAATTACTGATGTTTGGTGGGAAGGTCCTATATTGTTAGGTAAATTAAAACTTCTTACAAGTCCGGGCTTTCACGAAAGAGGTATTGTATCCACAAAGGGAGATTTAGCGGCTAACTATCTTCGCCAAGGAGTTACATTAGGTATTTCTTCACGTGGAGTAGGATCACTTAAAAAAGTGGGGGATCAAAATGAAGTACAAGATGATTTCGAATTAATCTGTTTTGACCTTGTATCTTCACCATCTACACCAGGTGCATATCTTTTTATGAATCCTGAGGATAGACTAAATTTTGAAGAAAACTTGGACGAGGAAAATAAAAGACAAGTTGAACGTCATGTTGGAGAAACAGGTAACGCATCTCTTGACTTAATGAAAAGATTATCCCATTATTTGGATAAATAAAAAAATTATTATGGACGAAAAATATTTTGTAGCAAAAATCACTACCGATATGGTTGATAGTGAAACAGGAAAGATTAAAAAAATGAGGGAAGAAAAATTGGTTCGTGGATATAGTCCGACCGATGTTGAAGCAAAAGTTACCAAAGTTTATGAAAACTATTCAATGGATTGGAGAATTACTTCGATTAGTGAAAGTAAAATTGATGAGGTAATTGAAAATTAAAATTCCAAAAAATTAATTAAAAATTGGGAAAAGATAAATGTCTTTTCCCTTTTTTTTGTGCCATAGTTTAAAAAAATAAAACTTTTTTAAAATGTTAGATATTTATTTGATAAACTATACAAAAAAAATATGGGAAAAAACCAAAATGTAGTAGAGGACGCTTTATTTCAAATTAAAAATTTGGAAGAGGCTCTACATGAAAATGCAAAAGGAATACTTCATTCTACAATGAAAGAAGAAATCAAACAATTAGTAAAAGAATCTCTTAATGAACAAGATGAGGTTGATGATACTGATGAAACTGAAGACGATCTTGCTATTAATTTAGACACAGTTAACGACGAAGGTGATTCAGATGAAGTTGCTTTTAATGACGAAGAGTCTGATGAAATGCCACCTATGCCACCAAGTGATGACATAGATGACGAAACAATCGACTTAACAGATGCAAGTGACGACGAAGTTTTAAGAGTTTTCAAAGCCATGGGTGATGAAGACGGAATAATCGTAAAAAAAGAAGATGGTATGTTAAATTTAAAAGACGGCGAAAATGAGTACATGATCCAATTAGGAGAATCAGAAGAAGATTTCATGAGTATGTTTAAATCAGATGATGATGATGAAGATGATTTTGAAGAACTTGATTTTTCAAAATTTGGATCTGATGATGATGACTATGAAGATGATGATTTTGATTTTGAAGAAAAACCAAGACGTAAAAGACATCATTCAAAACGTGATGATGACGAAGTTATTTTTGAATTAGAAATGAATGATCCTTATGCTGGTACTGAAGATCCTTATGCTGATCAATTGGGTGAAGAATATGAAGAAGAAGCTGAATTTAAATTTGGTCCGATGGACGAAGAAAGTGATGATTTTGAAAAATATGCAGACTTTGGTGAATCATTTAAAGATGAGGAAAACGAAGGAATGTCTATGGATGACAAAATTATGGAAGCCATCAAAAAATCAATAAAACCAAAAGGTGTTGGAATTGGCTCAGGACCTAAATTTTCTTACAAAGATAAAGTTAAAGGCGGATTCAATGAAAAGAAAAAAGAAGGACCTAAATCAGTTGGTACAGGTAAAGCTAAGTTTGAGTATGATGAAGAAGTTAACATGGATGGTTACTCTGAAAAACCTAAGGGTGGTAAAAAAATGGAGACTAAAGAAGCTTCAAGAACTAATAGTTATGTTAATGCTAACAAAACTGGTAACAGAAAAGGTTCTAACCAAAATGTTAACAGAACAGAAATTAGAAAAAGACCTAACTCAAGAGTTAATGAAGAAGTTGAAACTTTAAGAGAAAAGAATGAAGAGTACAGAACAGCACTTGATGTGTTTAGAACAAAACTTAATGAAGTTGCAGTATTCAACTCTAATTTAGCATACGCTACAAGACTTTTCACTGAACACTCTACAACAAAACAAGAAAAAATCAATATCCTTAGAAGATTTGATTCAGTTGATAATTTGAAAGAGTCAAAATCTCTTTACCAAACAATTAAAAATGAATTAGGTTCTACAACTAATGGTAGTGAAAACACAATTACCGAATCAATTGAAAGAAATGTGGTTAAAACTCCTTCTACGGGATCTGCAGTAAATTTAATTGAATCAAAAACGTATGAAAATCCTCAATTCTTGAGAATGAAGGATTTGATGACAAAAATAAAATAAACATAAACAAGAATAATAAAAACCAAAAAAAATGGGAGCATTATTAGAATCAGGTCTAGTTGGTAACATCGGTCTTAAGCACCTTAAAGTTATCAAAGAAGACACAATTAACAAATGGGACAGATTAGGGTTCCTAGAAGGCCTTAAAGGTCACCTAAAAGAAAACGTAGCACAGTTATATGAGAACCAAGCTTCTTTCTTGATTAACGAAGCAACTTCTGACGGAGGTTCTAACGGAGCATTCGAAACAGTTGTTTTTCCAATCGTAAGACGTGTATTCTCTAAATTGTTGGCTAACGATATCGTATCTGTACAAGCAATGAACTTACCTATCGGTAAATTGTTCTACTTTGTACCACGTATCCAAGGATACCAACCTTCACCACAAAATACAACTCACTATCCACCAATTGGATCTCCTGAGGCTGTAAATGCTGGATTAAACAACCCTGGTCAAGGTTATCCTGATGAGGTAAATGCTTACACTAAAAACCTTTACGATTTATTCTACGAAGGAAATGAAGCAGGATTAGATCCTCCAGGATTATTTGACTACTCAAAAGGTAGATACACAGCTTGTACTTCTTACACTACAATGCAAAAATGGGTTGGTGACAAATTAGTAAACGCATCAAATGATGATTCAGTTTACATTGGTAACCACAGAAAAGTATTAATGAAACTTTGTGGATTTACTCCTGTAGGTGCTGGTAAACTTATCGGTCCTGATGGTCAAGAAATGGATACAGAATCTTTCTTATCTGATTTGACTATCAAAGCTACTGCAGATTTCGAATATTCTACAGACGCATGTGATGTTATCCAAAATTCATCAAACGCTTACCTTCCATTATTGTTTAGAGTTGTAACTCAAGTTTACGGTAAAGGAATTGTTCAGTATGGTAACACAACACAAACTACTTTCAACAACGCAACTTACACTACAGGTGCCGCTACTACAAACGCAGGTAACGGTGGTAAGTATTGGGATGTTTGTGACTCTGAAGGATGTATCTATTTAGAAGTTGATCTTTCTTGTCCAGCTTGTCCTACTTGTGGTAGCGATACTTTGGATGGTTACACAGGAACAACTATCGACGGATTTACTGCGGCAACTGCATTCTTTGCTACATGGAGACGTTACGAAGAGTTAGAATTTGAAGACAAAATTGGTGAAGTTTCTTTTGACCTTGAGTCAGTAACTGTATCTGTTACAGAAAGAAAACTAAGAGCACAATGGTCTCCTGAATTAGCTCAAGACGTTGCGGCGTTCCATAACATCGACGCTGAGGCTGAATTGACAGCATTGTTGTCAGAACAAGTAGCAGCTGAGATCGACCGTGAAATTTTACGTGACTTACGTAAAGGTGCGGCTTGGAACTTACGTTGGGATTACAACGGATGGAGAAGAATTGGTGCTACCACTTCTTACACTCAAAAAGATTGGAACCAAACTTTGATTACAGCGATCAACCAATTGTCAGCACAAATCCACAAATCTACTTTGAGAGGTGGTGCTAACTGGATCGTTGTTTCATCTGAGGTTTCTGCTATCTTTGACGATTTAGAATACTTCCACGTATCTAACGCGGCTCCTGAGCAAGACCAATACAACATGGGTATTGAAAGAGTTGGTACATTAGCAGGTCGTTACCAAGTTTACCGTGATCCTTACTTCCCGCCTAACCAAGTGTTAATCGGTCACAAAGGAACATCATTGTTAGACACAGGTTACATCTACGCACCGTATGTACCTCTACAATTAACTCCTACAATGTACAACCCATTCAACTTTACACCTATTAAAGGTATTATGACACGTTACGCTAAGAAAATGGTTAACAACCGTTTCTACGGACGTATCACAGTTGATGGAGTTAGAACATTTGACTTGAGAGAATTGAGATAATCAATTAAAACCGAATAAGAAAAAGGTCAGAGAAATCTGACCTTTTTTTATTGCTTATTAATTACTCTAATGGCTTTAGACAACACTTCTACTTCACCAATACTATAGATTTGACGACTATAGGCCATTTTTATTGCCTCAACCATAAAAAACAAAGAAGATTCTTTATCCATATTCTGTAATATTAAATCTAAATGTTCTTCAGATATTAATTCTACAGAGTCAAAAATTTTTCCAAATATTTTATTTTCGTTATTTTCCATTTTATAAATTAGTTGATATTTATAATATAATAGATTTTAATGTCAATGGAAAGAAAAATACCAAAAAGAGTAAACGAGGCAACTGCGGATAAAGTTGGGGGTGCTGGAGGTTATGTCCCACCATTACAAC